ACTAAAAAGTTTTTAAAGTTAGTTGTATCAGCAAAGTTTCCTAAACCAACCTTGCCAATAATATCTGTGCCTCTTAATGCTTTAGCCTGTAAATCATCAGCAGTTTCTTCTGAAATAATACCTATGCGTTCAGCAAAAGGAACTACATTTCCAACAATAGACTTAAGAACTAAAGTACCAAATGCACCAATGGGTCCTGATAACGCTGGATAACCAGCATCAGGGGCAAATGATGGGTTAACAAGTCTTAACTTTAAAGATAGTTCATTAAATGTAGGTATATTAAAATCTTCCCTATTTGTAAATGCTCTAACTATAGGTTCTACGGCAGAATTAATAATTGTATCTGTAGGAAAAATAACATACTTATCGCCTTGGTCATCTTCATAAATATCACCAGCAGCATCTAAGCCTGTATTAAGTAAACGTAATCTGTATATAGCACGCAAAGGTTGTTTTCCATAAACACGATATAAACGGCGATAGAAATCTTCAGTTGCTCGGTAAAAACGGGCTACAGAACGTATAGCAATAGCCGTATTGCTACGCACATTAGGGTTATCTACATACTGCAATACTTCTTCGCCAGCCTGTTTCCACGCTAACTCAGTAACACGCTTCTCAGCGTGCAATTTGCCAACCTCTTTAGCCTTGCCAGGATTCATACCCTGCTCTGCTAAAGACTTTTCATATCTTTTTGCAAGCATATTTTGATATGGTTGAAGTCTGCCTTGATTAGCATCATAAGCAATCCACAAAGCCTTCTGACGATAGAAGCCAGTTACCTGTGCATCCATAACTTCCATAGACCAGTTGTTCCATTTCTGAAGCATCATCGGCAAACCGCCTTCTTCTTCAAAAACTTTCATATCTTTAACTTCGCCACGACTTACTAGGTCAGTATTAATTTCACCAATTGGATGCATATTAACTGTAAGGTCTTGGAACTCTTTAAAGGCTAAACTTGCAGAAGCATTTTCCCAGGCTCCAGCAAAATCTTCTGACTCAGCAACGCCACCGCGTTTTTTGGCTCCAGCCTTAATGCGGTAGTCAATAATCTCTTTATGCTTTTCTTTAATAGCATCTAATAATTTTTGGTTAAAAGCATTAGGACCGCCGTGAAATGCATTACGCATTTCCAATAACATACGGTCTACGTGCAACCAGGCTATTTCGGATTCAGGTAAACCATTTTGACGGCTATAAACAGAAGATGAAAACTTAGCATTAAACGCTTTGACAGCCTTTTCATTGGTAATTGCATAACCACCAATTTCATCTGAATAGGCTACGCCAACTTTTGCTAGTAATTCATTGCGGGCTTTGACTAAATCTTCTTTTGTCTTAAGCGCATTGTTTTTAAAAAATGCGGTAGCAGGGGAAATGTAAACACCCTCAGTAATAGTCTTGCCGTTGTATGGAAATCTTATGGAGAAATTACGATAGTGAGCAAGGGCAATCTGTAATTCACCCATATTAGCAGAAGACATAGGTCTAAACTTTTTAGTAGCAACTAAACCATAATCTTCATACATCTTACTCAAATTGCTAGGTGTAAACATAGTATCTACATAGTCAACATCAATCTTGCCAGAAATAGAAGAACGAGCAGCAAGAGAATTAACTACAGAATCAAGAACTTGTGGGTTATGTTTCATCAACTTACGGATGTTTTCCCACATTTCTGGACTTAATGTGTCGCCATAAACTTCTCTAGCCTGACGAACTACATCCTCGCGGATAAGCGACATAGCAATTTCAGCCTCTGGGACATCATAGCCACGGCGTTCTGATTCAATCTTTGCTAAACGCTTAACAGACTCATAGCGGTCAAGCGGAGTAATTTTTTTTGTAGGGTCTAGCAACTTACCCACAATAGGTAGTTTATAAAGACCACGGCGATACATACCAATAGCACTCTTGCTACCAGTAATAGTCTCAAGAACGCGAGTAGGTTTAACAGCAGCGCCTGTTAAATATTGACGGACGTTATACCACGGCACTGCCATATACATAAACCAGGCTTCATCTACCGCAGAACGTATACCTAAGCGTGGAAATAAAGTTTGGTTTGCCCAAAAGTCTGTATAAAGACGAACCACATTGTTTCGTGTAGCACCACCAAGAAGATTCATAAAGTTAATCTTTTGAGATAACTTAGAACCTGCACCGTATTGATAAATAAGGTCATATGGCAAAGGCGCAATGCCTTCTACTGACTGACTTAAATGAATAATTCCTTTACCACTTAATAAAGGAACATCATTTTCCATACGGAAAGCGCTAGGATTTACAACATCAGCAAAATCTAAAGGTATTTCTGTGCGGGTTGTGCTACCCATACCAAGTTCATTAAATGTACTGGCTAAAATATTAGCCATATGTGCTTGACCACCATTAGAACCACCCATACCAGCCTTCAACATTACGGCTGCATATAGGTTACGGACTATAGTCAATTGGTTTTCAGCAGTTTCATCTAAGTATGACTGCGTAAAAGCCTCTGCTAATCGTGGATTTTCTACTACTTGATTAACAAGATTGCGAAAATCTTGTGCTGTCTTAATGCCATCTTCACCAAAAAGAATACGACCTGGACTACGCGATAATGATGCTGCTATTTTTTCTAAACCACGTTGTGTTTTACTAGTGCTTTTACCAAGAGTAAGTATCTCGGCAATATTAGGATTAATAAGAGTATCATCAGAATCTGCAACAGATTTAAGAATGTCCATACCTGACTGAACTTCTTCATCTATTTTAGCCAAAACTTCAGGACTAGTCCTAGCATTAAGGGTTGGACTAAAAATGGCTCGTGCTGTTTTTTCTACAGTAGTAGCAATTTTGCGTGAAAAACTAGCAGCAGGAATACCATTGCGTAAATAAGTTGTGCCATCTACGCGGCTAGTTAGTAGCCTATTAAAATCATCAATATTAGTAAAAAAGTTTTCTGCACTAGCAGCATCAAAGGCTTTAACCTCTGCGCTTGCTAATTCTTTAATTATTTCTCTGTTAGCAAAATCTGGATAAGATGATGCAATCTCGCCATAGGCAGCACCCTTGGCTGTTGGGCCAGATGCTTCTGCATATTTTTTAATTAACGGACCAAGTTCATCATTCCATAATTTAATAACTTCTGGTTGTTGAAATGTCCAGTTAATAGCATCAGAAGCATTACCATTACGCTCTGCAATTACTTGATAAATATCAGCAAGACGTTCACTTTTAGGTTTAAGACCCACTAAACCAGTTGCTTCTTCGGGAGTCATCTTTACACCACGAATACCAGCAGTTGCAGCCTTAAGGGCTGGAAAAACACCAGTATAAGAAAGCGGGTCTATTGCTAATTGATAAGTTGCATCTAGATTACCAGAAACAAACTTCTTGGCTTTAAGCCGACCTTCTTTGCTTCCGTAATCAAAACCAAGTTTTTCAGTAAACTTTACTGCCCAGTGATTACTATCTAATTTAACATTAGATGCTGCTGCTTCAGTTGGAACATACTTATTAAGAATATCTCTGCCCCAAGAAACTTGAGCATCTATTTTTACAGACTCCATAAACGTATTAAAACGTTTAGGTTGGTCATTCATAAATTGAATAGCAGCATACATATCTGCATCAAACTTGCCATACAAATCAATGGCTTCGCCAGGAGTTCTACCCTCTGCAATAGCACGGGCTAGCGTTGTCATAGCAACGCCATACTTCTTGTTATATTCTTCTACGCGTTCCCAACGCCAATTATTTTTACCATAATAGGTATCAGTAAGAACACGAAAATTAAAAATATTTTCGCCTTGCTCTCGTTTTTGCTCTAACTGATATGGCGTATTAATTACACGACCATAAGTTTCTACAGCCTGAAAAGCGCTAATAATTGGACTACCAAAAGCCTGAACTACTTTTCCTGCACCTTTAATAATATTTTGTGCAAGTTGTTGTCTTGTTATCTTTACCCAACTTCATTAATGTATTAGCAGTTTTCCAAGACAATGCTGCTTGAGTTACTAGTTGTTGTTCGCTAGTAGAAAGTTGGGATTGCAAAGCAGCGTTATAAAAATTAGGGCTTACCTCTGCAATGGATGGGTCAAGTAGGTTCTTACGAGCCATTAACCAAGACCTTTATTCTGGAACATCATCATAAATAATTCTGTATCTCCAGTAGGGTCATTTTGATTAATTTTGCCAAGAGTGGTCAAAATTGTTGGTTGTTGATATGGAAGGTTTAACAATGCAGAATCACCCTTGTTGCTAAAACTTGCACCTGTTAAAATATCTTGGTCAGGAAATTTAGACTCAGCGCTAATTGGGGTAATGTCTAATGCGCCAATACCTACTGCTTCAATTTGTGGAGTACCAGCCATAGGTGCTGCAGTTTGTTGGTCATATGTAGCCTGACCTTGACCTTGTGGTAATCCAGCAATATAACGTGCAGGTTGAGTAGCCGTATTAGATACATTCAAATCTGTTCTTTCGGACATAGACCCAATTCCAGATACCTTTTCTCTAATATCTGCCATTAGTCATCGTCCTCTTCATCTAGATATTTTTTTAATTCTTCTTCGCTTGGCGCTTTATACGCTACCCAACTTGGGTAAGAAGATTTTTCCATTACAAAACTTAATGCTAACTCGCTGGTAAACCCTGCCTTAAGTAAAGACTTATAGTATTCATTAAGCCAGATGCAATACATTTCTAACTCTGTGTATTGTTCGTTTTCTACAGTACGCGGCTTACGTGTGCGCTGTGGTTTCTTTTTCCGCGGTGCCATAGTTACCTCCGTATAGCAGTTCTAGCGCTTGCGCTTGCTTCTCCGCCTGACGTTAAACTAGATAATAAAGTTTGTAGTGATGGTGCAGCAGGAGCGCCTCCTACTGGCGCTGCGGGAGCAGGGGACGTTTGCTCAACCTGAGGGGCACCAGCAGGAGGTAATTCTGGAGCGAAGACTTCTTCAACAGCGTCTTCAATTGCTACGCCTTTCTGGCGTGACTTAATAACATCAGCAATTTTCTTAATTACCATTGATGGGTCTGCGCCTTGTATAGCCATTTGTGGGATGGCTTGGGTATAGGCTTGCAGAGATTGAACTAACGACTTACGCATATTTTCAATTTCAATTTTTTCTTGCTCTTGAGTTACATTAATACCAAATGGTAATTCACGCATAGCAAGGTCTGTTGAAATTAAACCGCCACCTAATGCTTGTAGCATAAAGATAAGACCCTGTGCTGGGTTAAGTCCTGCCAACATTCCGTATCGGACATCGGCTGAATAGTCTTTCTTAATATCCTTACTTGGCTTGTAGGTAATCTGGTATGGGCTACCAGCATCTACACCACGGATAGTCTTTTCATAATCAAAGAATTTTTCATCAACTTCAAAACATACAGAAATAACATCGCGTAGTGTTGAAGCAAAAATAGCCTGAGCAGACTTGACCTGTGTGTCAAAGCCTCCCATAAGTGCCTGCACACCTTGTCCCGTGATGATGCTGGCATCAATGTTTCCAGTACGTCCTTCTGGATAACGTGTTCCCGTTCTTAGTTCTTGCTGTAGTAAA